ACAGCAAGAGACCCCAACTCAAGGATTAATAAATCCCTTCGAGCTTGGAATTGTTAATTAATAAGGAAATATATGAAAAATATTGAACTAATTACTGTAGATAACGACATAGTTACCCTAGATAAGAACAAAATAGTAGGTCCAGACTCTAGATTTGATGGTCGTTTAGTTAAAACTAACAAAGATATTATGGAAATATTTGGTGAAGAAGTAGGTAAACCTAATTTAGATCAATATAAAAAATCTGCTAATGATTTATCTATGGGTGATGCAGGCGAACAAGAATTATATCAAGCAATGATTGAAGTATTTAAAGGTAATATTACAGGACTACAAGCACAACAGATTATGCAAGCTGCACAAGGCGAGTTTCCTATGGATTTTATTGCTAAAGAACAAATGAAGTACATGCAACAACCTAAAACATCAGGTGGTGTTAGAGATACACAGATTATGCCAGATGGAACTGTACTTCCTAACAGACAACCAGCTACATCAGGTGGAACTCCTGATACTAGAATCATGCCAAACGGTAGAGTAATAGGACCACAGTCTAGAATGACTACACCTATGGATATGAGAAAAATGTTGCTGGCTAACATAACAGGATTAATATAATGGCACACGGTGGTAAAAGAACTGGAGCAGGTAGACCTAAAGGAATTAAGATTGGCACAAAACAAGAACGTCTTGATGCAAAATTAGGCAAAGGACAAACTACTCCTTTAAAATATATGCTTAATCTCTTGAACAATCCGCAAGTATCTGTAGAAAAGAAGATGTGGGCTGCTAAAGAAGCTGCACCATTCGTACATTCCAAGCTATCATCTGTTAATCAAACTGTATCTGGGAATGATGATAAACCAATTACCGTTCAAATAGGATGGCGTAAGAAAAAAGATTAATGGAAGTAACCATACCGTATGAACCTCGACCTTTACAGGAAAAGATTCATAACGAATTAAAAAGATTTAATGTCATCTGCTGTCATAGGCGGTTTGGCAAGACGGTATTTGCAATCAATCATTTAATTATGACTGCATGTGAAATACCAAATGCAAGATTGGCGTATATTGCACCGACCTATCGCCAGGGTAAAGCAGTCGCTTACGACTATTTAAAAGAATATACAGAACCCTTAATGAAACTCGGTGGTAAACGTCACGAAACCGAACTGAAGGTTGATCTATGGAATGGATCACGAATTCAAATCTTCGGCTCGGACAATCCAGATGCACTTAGAGGCTTAGGCTTTGATGGTGTATGCATGGATGAGTTCGCTCTTATGTCGCCTAGAGTTTGGACTGAGGTTGTAAGACCTGCAGTATCAGACAAGCTAGGCTATGTTATATTTATTGGTACACCCATGGGGCATAATCAGTTCTGGGATGTATATGATCTAGCTGTACGTAGAGGTGGAGATTGGTATGGACAATTATACCGAGCATCTGAAACAGAAATCATCCCTGACTATGAATTAGAAGAAGCTAGGCTGACAATGCCAAGCGATCAATACGAACAGGAATTTGAATGTAGCTTTCAAGCTGCAGTTTCAGGAGCCTATTACGGAAAACAAATTCAGAAAGCAGAAAAAGAAAATAGAATTACTGATGTTGAATATGATCCAAGTGTTGATGTAGAAACTTGGTGGGATTTAGGTATAGGTGATTCAACTTCTATTTGGTTTGCACAAAGAGTTGGAGATGAAATTAGATTAATAGATTATTATGAATCATCAGGTGAATCTTTATCACACTATGCAAATGTATTAGAAGAAAAAGGTTACAGATATGGTAGACATGTTGGACCACATGATATTACTACAAGAGAATTAGGTACAGGTAAATCTAGATTAGAAGTTGCTTATGAATTAGGTTTAGATTTTGAGGTGTGTCCTCGCTTAGCAGTTGATCATGGTATTGAAGCTGTACGAAATAACTTAGATAACTGTTGGTTTGATAAAAATAAATGTAAATATGGTATTGATTGTTTGCGACAATACCGTAAACAGTTTGATGATAGAATGCAGACATTTAAAAATAAACCCCTACATGACTGGGCTTCACACGCAGCAGATAGTTTTAGATATGGTTGTTCCGTTGACGGACCAACTAGAACTGACTGGGCTAAACCTATGAATGTAGACACTAGATATATAGTTTAAGGAACAATATGGCAAAAGGTAAACCACTAGACGATTATAATATACAAGGTATTCTTGGTGATCACATTAAGAATAGTTATGGTTTTTATGAATCAGAGCTAACAGACTCAAGACGCAAAGCTAATGAATATTACTTTGGTGAAGGGTTTGGTAATGAAGTAGAAGGTCGATCACAAGTAGTATCTACTGATGTAGCTGATACTATTGAGTCTATATTACCACCATTATTAAGAATATTTACTGCGTCAGACAACATTGTTAAAGTAGAACCTGTTGGAGAAGAAGATGTTAAGATTGCAGAACAAGCTACTGATTATTTAAATCATATCTTTAATAAAGACAATGATGGTTTTACTGCATTATACACAATGTTTAAAGATGCATTGCTTCAAAAGAATGGTATCTGCAAAGTGTATTGGGATGACTCAGAAAAAGTAGATAGAGAAACTTATCAAAAATTATCTGATGATGAATTTACTATGTTAATTGATGAGGATGGTGTTGAAGTATTAGAACATACTGAGTACAAAGACGAATCATTTTTAAAAGAAATGAAAAAACAAAAAGACATTCTTGCACAAGCAGAAGATTCATTGCAAGCAGATCTAGTGCGTGATGAGCTAGATAAAATTCCTACACCAATGTTACATGATGTAGTTATTTCTAGAACACAAACATTCGGTAGAGTTAAAATAGAACCAATACCACCTGAAGAATTTCTTATTGAAAGACAAGCTAAGTCTTTAAAAGATGCTAAGTTTATATGTCATAAAGTTCCAACTACTCGTAGTGAATTAATTGAAATGGGATTTGATTATGACAAAGTTTATTCACTTCCTATTGAAAATAAAGAAAGATATAACTCTGAGAGATCTGTAAGATACAGAAACATAGATGATGATTATGATAGAACTGTTGGTGATACTGCTACTGAAGAAGTTATAGTTTATGAATCATATATTAAGATTGATATAGATGGTGATGGAATTGCAGAATTAAGAAAAATTACTAGTGCAGGTGATGGTGGTTATACTATCCTTGATAATGTACCTATAGATTCACATCCATTCTGTTCTGTTACACCTATTATAGTACCACACAGATTTTATGGTAGATCAGTATCAGAACTAGTAGAAGATATACAGTTAATTAAATCTACTGTTATGCGTCAAGTATTAGATAATATGTACTTAACAAATAACAATAGAGTTGCAGTTATGGATGGTCAGGTTAATCTTGATGATCTCTTAACTAATCGACCAGGAGGAATTGTAAGAACTAAAGGCGCACCTAGTCAGGTTATGATGCCATTACAAAATCAAACATTAACTACTCAAGCATTTCCATTGCTTGAATATTTAGATACTATTAAAGAAGAACGTAGTGGTATCACTAAGTATAATCAAGGTATGGATACTGATACACTTAATAAAACTGCATCAGGTATAAATACTATTCTATCACAATCACAAATGCGATTAGAGTTAATTGCTAGGGTATTTGCTGAGACAGGTGTGAAAGATATATTTAAAAAGATATTTGAATTAGTTGTTAAGTATCAAGATAAAGAACGTATTATTAAAGTTAATAGTAGTTTTGTACCAATGAATCCGATGGAATGGAGAGATAGATGCAATGTTACTATTCATGTTGGACTAGGTACAGGGTCAAGAGATCAACAATTATCTATACTTAATGCTATACTTGGTAGACAATTAGAAGCTATTAAACTACAAGGATCTGCACAAGGACCAGTAGTTAATCTTAATAACATATACAATACATTAGCTCGTATCATTGAAAACGCAGGACTAAAAGATGTTGGATCATACTTTACTAATCCTGAAGTTGGTATGCAACAAATGAAACCACAACCTAAACCACCATCTGAGTTTGAGAAAGTATCACAAATACAAACTCAACAAAAAGCTGCAGAAGCACAGATGAATTATGAAAATAGAATGCGTGAGATGGAACTTAAATATCAAAAAATGATATTAGAGTTTGAAGCTAAAGTTAAAGAGCTTGAACTTAAATATCAATCTGATATAGATGAAAAAGCTATTAAACGTGAAGCATTAGAAATGAAAGGTATTACAGATACCAATAAACAAATGCTTGACGCAGCTACTAAAAATTTGTTAGAACCAGAAGAACAACAAACACAGGTAGAAATAAATGTCGGACCTACAACTAGAGAGCAGTAGAGGCTCAAGAGCAAAAACTATTTTAGAAGATGAGTTGTTTAAAGAAACATTAGAAACTTTAAAACAATCTTATACTGAAGCGATATTTCAAACAGGACCAAATGATGAACTTGCAAGAACAAAGATCTATCTTGCATATCAAATTTTAGGTAAGTTTGAAAACCATTTCCGTACTGTTATGGAAACTGGTCAACTTGCTAGCAAACAATTAGATGAGCTACGCAAAAAATAGCACCACCCATCTTGGAGTGCTTTAAATAACACCAACCACAAAGGAGTGTACCTATGGCTGATGAAGCTACAAATGTATTAGGCGCTGCAAAAACCCTATCAGGTTTGATGCAAGGCTTAAACTCTGAACCAGCACCTGCTGAGTCAGAACCAACACAAGCGACTGAAGAAGTCCAAGAAGAAATCACTACTGAAGAAG